CCTGTTCTCCCCCTCCTCGGGGGGCGTGGGGTACCCTGGGGCGATGGGGTACGACCACCGCCACCGCCGGGCCCGTGCTGAACTGTTGGCCGATCGGCCAGTTTGTGTGTGGTGTCGTGGCGCTGTGGCGACCGAGGCCGACCACGTTCCGCCGCTGGCGTCGTTCCCACCTGGCGAGTGGGTCGGGCAGTACGTTCCGAGCTGTAAGGCGTGCAACGCTGCTCGTGGTGGCCGGCTTCGTGCGCAACGCCAAAAGCCGCACCCTGTGACCTCGAGGAGATGGTGATGGGCCGACACCGCAAAGCCGTCGAAACGTACCTGGAGACTGCCGAGGGCGACCCGGTGACGGTTGAGACGTGCCGAGGGCTGGCTGATCGGTGGGATGCGATCGAGGCCGGTGCTGATGGTGCCGGCCAGATTCCTCAGATTGCAGCGGTTTTGCTTCAATCTTGCAAAGAACTGTCGATTCCGCACGAGGATGCCCTGGCTTCGCTTGAGAACGCCTTGAAGGCAATATGACCTACCCGGCGGCCTTGCACGCTACGCCAGCGAGCGATTCACCGAGCCGAGGGCACTATCTCGCCCAGGTCGCCGAGCTTATGGGCCTTGACTTGTTCGGCTGGCAGCGGCAGGTTGCTGACGTGGCCCTCGAGGTCGACGAAGCCGGCCGGTACAAGCGCCGCACCGTCGGTGTCAGTGTCGGCCGTCAGAATGGCAAAACGGCGTTGTTGTCGGCTCGTATCGGCTTGGAGCTGCTTGCCGGGGGCCATGTCGCCTACACCGCCCAGGACCGAGGCGGCGCACGCCTCAAGTTTCAAGAAACTGTCGAGATGCTGCGGCCCGGCCTCGGCTCACGGTTCCAACAGCTCCGGCTCGCCAACGGCAGCGAATGCTTGACGCTGCAAAATGGCGCGTCGTTCCGTGTGGTCACCCCCTCGAAAGATGGGGCTCGTGGGTTGTCGCTTGACCTGGTCGTGATCGACGAGGCTTTGGCGCATCCGCTGGAGCTGGTCGGTGCCCTCGGCCCGACAATGTCGACGAGGCCGTCGTCGCAAATGTGGCTTGCCTCGAACGCCGGCACGAGCCAGTCGCAGCTGCTGCGCCACTACCGTGACCTCGGCCGTGCTGGTGACTCGCCCTCGCTGGCGTGGTTTGAGTGGGCCGCAGCCGACGACGCCGACCCTGACGACCCCGAGACGTGGCTGGCAGCGATCCCGACGCTGGCCGAGGAGAAAGGCGTCACGATGGCGGCCGTTGAGGACTTCCACGGCACCATGACCACCGAGCTGTTCGACCGAGAGATTCTGAACCGGTGGCCGTTGGAGGCCGGCGATTACGCCCTCGACCTAGCTGTGTTCGCACAGCTTGAGGAGCATGACCTGCCGCACGGCGACAAGCTCGCCCTCGGCGTCGACGTCAGCCCGATGCGAGACTGGTCAACAATCGCTATCGCCTCGCAGACAGGCGACCGATACCTCACCGAAATCGTCGACCACCGGCCCGGTGTCGGCTGGGTACCCGCCCGCCTCGCCGAGCTCGCACAACGCTGGGGCGCAACAATCGTCATCGACGCCGGCGCAGCGGCCGGGTCGCTGCTGCCACACTTGCAGCACCTCAACACCCTTGAGGTCGGTGCCCGTGACTACTGCGCCAGCTGCGCCACCATGCACGACGCCATCGTCGACGGCAAACTCGCCCACCTCGGCGACAGCATTCTGACCGACGCAGTCGCCTCGGCGACCCGCCGGCGGCTCGGTGACCGATGGGCATGGAAACGCACGAGCGAGGAAAGCCCTATCACGCCGCTAGTGGCTGCTAGCCTTGCGCTATGGGGCGCAATCTCAGTCGCGCCGAAACCGACCCCGCAGGTGTTCTGATGTATCACGCCGCCCTACAGCTCGCCGGTATTTTGCTGGCGCTCGTTGCTGTGCTCATCGAGTTCGGACTGTGGCCGGCGGTATTCGCCACCGGCATCGCCGTCGTCATCGTGTCGGCTGCCCTCGAGGCTGGTGAAGCGTGATCGGCGACCTGATCCGCAGAAACGTCGAAACGAGGGCGACGACCATCGAGCTGCCCGCCCGCAGCATCACCTCGCAAACGCTGTTCGGGCCGATGTCGGTCACGCGAGACACGCTGCTGTCTGACGTCGTCGCAAACCGCTGCGTAACGCTCATCTCGGACCAAATCGGCTCGCTGCCCGTTCACGCCGAACGCAACGGCGAAATGGTCGAAACGCCGGCACTGCTCGCAGCTCCCGAGATTGACCGAACCCGGTCCGAGTTCATGGCGGCCCTCGTCACGTCGCTGCTTATCAACGGGAATGCGTACCTACTGGCCGGTAACCGCAACAGCCTTGGGTTTGTGCAGAACGTCGTACTGCTCGACCCTGAAGCCATCCAGGTGTTTATGCTCGACGGCCGCCCGCAGTACCGCACATCCCGAGGCGCGCTTAACCCCGAGGACGTCCTGCACATCCGCAACTTCACGCTGCCCGGTCACGTCGTCGGCTACGGCCCCCTCGACTACAACCGGCAAAGCATCGCCCAAGCGCTCGCAGCCGACCAGTACGCAGCACAAGCATTCACGACCGGCGCGCTGCCCGACGGCGTGCTGCACTCAGAAAACGAAATCACCAGCGAGCAGGCCCAGGACCTGAAAGCGGCGTGGATCGCTGGCAACGGCGGCCGGCAACGAGGCCCGGCCGTGCTGTCTGGCGGCGTCAAGTACCAGCCGCTCGAGTTCTCATCGGTCGACATGGAGCTGCTCGACAGCCGCCGATACAACGCCGAACAAATGTGCACCCTGTTCGGTGTCCCGCCGCACCTCGTCGGCGTGCCCTCGCAAGACAGCAAGACCTACAGCAACGTGCAGCAAGACTCGCAGTTCTTTGTTCGGTTCACGCTGCGGCCGCTGGCAATCAAGATCGAAGAAGCGCTGTCGACGTTGCTGCCCCGAGGTCAGCAGGCCGTGTTCAACTTCGACGCTGTGCTGCGAGCAGACACACAAACACGATACGACGCATACGAAACTGGCCTTCGGGCCGGCTTCCTCACCATCGACGAAGTCCGAGCTTTGGAGGGCTTGACGTGACCGAAATAGAGACACGCACCGTCACGTTCGACGGCATCGAGACACGCACCGACGACGACGGGTTCCGTCACCTGGTCGGCATCGTCGTGCCCTGGGATGGCGAATACCGCATGCCAAACGGCCTCACCGAGAGCTTCGAGCGTGGCGCATTCACCAAAACGCTGCAGGAACGTGGCGACCGTATCCCGCTGTACCAGCAGCACGAGTCACGGTCCACGCTGCCCGTCGGCACCTCGGTCAACTGGGAAAACACGAACGACGGCCTCGTCGCTGACTTCCGCATGGCCCGCACCGAACGAGCCGCCGAAGTGCTCTCGCTCGCCGATGACGGCATGGTGACCGGCCTTTCGGTCGGCTTTATCCCCGTGCGTTCCCGCACCGAGACACGAGGCGACGGCCAGCACGTCGTCCGAGTCGAGGCCCGCATGGACCACGTCGGATTCGTGGCGCAGCCGGCCTACGACGGCGCACGCGTGCTCGCTGTGCGTCACTTCGACGCCGACGACCCCGAGATCGCACCGAGGCTCGCCCGCTGGCGAGGAGCATTCGCATGACCATGAAGTCCGAGCAGGTCGCTGTCGGTCAGACAGCCGTGCGCGTGCTCCAGGCGCACAACGACGCCCTGCACGTCAACCTCTACTACGACTCGGACATCATCTACCTCGGCGGCCCTGACGTCACCACCAGCAACGGCCTGTATTTCCCGAAACAGGTGATTCACGACGTCGTCGTGCCAGCCAAGGAAGAGCTGTGGGCGATCTCGGACGGTGACAGCGGCCTGCTTACGATGCTCTACCAGAAGAACTGATGCCCGAGGCACCCGCCTACGTTCGCCGCAACGCCCAACGAGGCCTCAGGCTGCTCCAGTTCGCCGGCGACGGCCTCCAAGCCTCGACCGTGCGAGCAGCCCGCAGAATGGCCGAGGGCACCGTCAGCGACCAAAAGGCCCGCCTGATGGGTGCCTGGTTCGCACGCCACGAGGGCGACCTAGACTCACCTCGAGCTCGTGCGTACCTGGCCGGCGACAGCGACCGACCGACGGCCGGGCAGGTCGCCTGGCTGCTGTGGGGCGGCGACATCAGCGGCGACGTCATGCGCGCAGCCCGCTGGGCACGCCGCCAAACAGAAACAGATGACCGAAGCACGCCGACCGGCGTGATAGATTCACCCGAAACCCACGTTGCGCCGCTGGAAGCGCCGCCCGCCAGCTACGGGCACCCGGCCAGCACCCGACACCCCACCACCACT